TCCACCAGTTGAACCTGCATCACTAGTCCATAATAGTGTCCAATTATTTTTGTTTAAATCTAAATAATTTTTATTAGTAGTTATACCTGTGCCATTAGTACATCTGAAATTTTTTATATCAAAAACCAAAGTCCCCAAATCTTGTATAATATCCACTATGGCAGCCATACCATGGCCTGTAGTGTTAGCAGTTGATAATATATATTGATAGCTAGCTCCGCTATTAAAAAAATACCTTATGTCATTATAATGGCTTTGCTCATATTGAATAATAGTATCTATTTCATCATACCACGTATCAGATCTAATTATATTTCTTACATAATCTATATTTAAAAGTGAAGGTTGAATATAATTATATCTAGGTAAAGCATTTGTATTACTTACATTTTCTGTTGCTGCATTTAATACATTTTGTATTTGTGTAAGTTTTTGGTGACTAATTTGTGTTTTTCTAGGAACTCTGTCTATAAAAGAAACATTTATTCCAGTATGAGTAATTATTAAATTACATCTTGTAATTACTTGATTCCAATCATAAGCAGTAATAATTTTATCCGGTAAAATTATTTTATTGTTTCCCCAACCATATTTAAAGGTTTCCTTATTATTAATAGAAATTTCAGGATCTGCAAATAATTCTGTATCTGCGAAAATTTTATTAGTCCAATTATAAACATCTAAAAAATCTTGACTAGTAATCTTTTCATTAGATGTAACTGAATTAAATAATCCGTTCATTAACTATGTAACCGCTTAAATAGATTTTTTAATAACTATTTTTAAATCATTAATTTGATTTACATTATTATCTAAATTTTCTAAACTTATTCCTATTATAGAGTTTTGGGGATACTCAGGATACCATTTACAAGCTACACCTTGAATATCACTAGGCATAATATAATCACCTTTTGTTACATTTCCTGTTATTTTTGCTGTAACTCTACCTATTAATGCTACATAAGGATGCGTATCATTATTTCCTGCGTTTGCATTAAGTTCTAATCCTGGCATATCACTAATAACACCAAAAACACTATCTCCTTTTTTATCTGTCATTGTAATTTCATTTATTCCGCCAACTTTAACAAGATATCCAGGATTTATTTTATTATCTGCATGGTATCTTTCAGCCAAATCTGCATAATATGCACTACTTGCGATACCATTATATTTGTAATTATTTTCATTATCATTTGCATTACTATTATTTAAAGTTATTCCTTTAAAGATTAAAGGAAATTTTTCATGATAATATTGTGTTGGATTAGTATCTGGTATAGCTTGGCCTGTTTGAGGAACAAATTTATCGTAACTACTTACTACTGCTACCACTTCTGTATTAACAACAAATTCTAAAATAGCTTTACCATTACTGGCATTATCTAATATATTTTTAGCTCTTACAGTTGCTGGTACTGCACCTTGAGTAATAGTTATCCAGTTATTGTTAGTATAAACTTTAAGCTCGCTATTAGTTTCATCATACCATAAATCTCCTGTATTAACACTGTTAGTAGCAGGAGGGCTAGTTCCAACATGAGTTATGCTAAATCTGTTCCATCCTATATTTGTTCCTAAATAAATTTTAGCACGTCTTTCAGATTTGTCAAACCAAACTTGTCCAACAAGTGGATTTATAGGTTGTACTGTACTAGCAAAATTTTCTAGGATATGGACAAAATTTTCATTAATACTTTCTCCATAGCTACTTGAATTTTTACCTATTAACTTAATACTACTACTAGTATCGTTTATTGTACCATCTGCAATATTAGCTAAAACTGTATTATCTGATTTGTTTATAGTGTATGTCACAATCCTATCCTAAATCTTATTGTATATACTACTTGTACTTCATTTGTTGAATTTTTTGTAATTGGATGAAATATTACATGTGATAATAGCAACCCTGTTCCTTGGCTATCGCCCTTAGATTTTAAACCTAATTCATCAAAACTATAACTTTCATTTACTACAGGTTCATTTATTGCTATTGTAGCAGTAATAATTATATCACTGTAATTTGTATCTGCAGTATGACTGAACTCTATTTTGTTATTAACATCATTATTATTTTCGTTTTGGTCTACTACTTTGTAATGTGTAGGTGCATATAGATCACTGCCACTACCACTGGTATTGGTATTTCTATAAATTATATTTCCAATAGCATCTGTTGTAGTTCCACCATTTCCAAAATGCATTTCACTAATATAACCTGAATTATTAGTAATGCATTGTGTTATGGATTGACTTAAATTTTCTGCATGAATTGCATTTCTCTTATTTAAAAAAATTTTTCCAGTTTTAGGACACCAAATTTTAACAAATCCTTCAATGCATGATCCTACATTATCATTTAAAGTCATAAATTTATTTCTTCCTATATTCTTTATTTATTAATTCTAATTGCTTAACTTAATTAAGGGGGAGTAGTTACTGTTATTATTGGTTCTGATTCTTCAATAGTAATATTTGCTACATCCAAATAACTTTTGGTATTAAAAACCTTGCGTATCTTTGTATGATATGGTTTATAGGCGTTGATATAATCCACTAACACCTGCTCATTATTATCATTGTATACCGCAGGTGTAATGCTACCATCGCTTACTAGTTTTAGTTGTATAAAACTACTCTTGATGATCCAATCAACATTTCTTTGTTCTTTTAAAATATATTTTACTAATTCAAACCACAAATCAGTATAATAGCTTTCATACAATCCAGTAAATATATTTTCTTCTATAATTTTATAAAGTATTTCAAAAGCCACTTCTGGCCCACTGTCAAATGTTGTACTATCAAATATATCTACATCATAGCCATTTTCTTCTCTAGTATCCCATAAAATATCAAGTAATTCTATTGTTCCATTTTGTTTGTATGTTTTTTTCCATTGATACTGGTTTGCTATTTTGATAGCTTCATATATTGCAATATCCCCTAAACCATCATCCAAAACCTTTACTATTTTACCCTGTGTTGGGGGGATTAATTCTAAATCTTCTTTTCTTAACAACGTGTTTGTAAATGTTTTGGTTTGATAATCTTCGCTAAACCATTCAGAATATTGCCAATATGCTGTCAAATCATAATTAAATTGTCCTACAGAATAATTTGTAAACTTAAAATAGTTATTATTTGTATTCCAAAAAGATAAATTGTCTACGACATTTAAATTTTTAATTAATTTATTAAACTTATTTACATAAACTCTTCTAGCTTGTATTCTATCTTTTATCCAACTTTGGTTTGGTAAAATTTTATTTCCATATTTTGCTAATGGATTTGCAAATTTTTGAGGTATTTCTTGTTTGTTAATTAATCCTATTATAGCACTATGTGCAATACTGCTTTCTAATTGCCCTTGATAGGAAGAAAAAATATCTTGATTAACAATTATATCATCTAATTCTTTTACATTATAAATAGGATCCCAAATATTTGTTAAAAATACTTCATGTTCATCTAATACGATAGCATAGGAATCATTAGCACCATTATTATCCCAATCATAATTAGGAGCACTAGTCCAAGGATAATACACATCCGGAGTGCTTGGTAGGACTAAACCTTGATTTATATCAATTTGTCCTGGATACATGGGATTTTGATCTAATCCAAAACTTTTCAAAGTTTTATAATAATTTATACCATATTTTACTATTTGTCCAGGACTAAAAGTAAAATTTATAAAACTAGGAACAGTAGTAAAATTATTAGCAAGCTTATATGTATTTTGTGCAGTATTAGGATAGATATAGTTAATATCTTGAACTTCTGATATTGTATCTACTAAAGTATAATATTCATTTATGTTTACTAATTCCCTGTATCCAAACATACTTTGCTTCATTTTTAGCTTAAATAGTTCAGGTACAAAACTTGTGTTATCATTTTCTCTTATAGTGAACCACTCTGCATGTTGATAATCATTTGTTAAATTTAAATTTACTTGTACAACTGTGTCTTCACTAATAATATCTTTGATATTTGATAAAATGATTTCGTTATCACTGATAGGAGCACACCATCTAATTCCCCTACTTGTAGGATTATTAATAATACTGGATATTTCTGCAACACTTATATTTCTATTAGGCAAGCTAGGTACAGTTGTTTTATCTTTTACCCAAAAATAGTAAAATTCTTTATAGGTTCTTGAAGCAGAATCAAATTCTAAATTACTGCTATAATAATAATATGTATCGATACCATATTCAACACTATAAGGAATCCCGCTTATTTTTTCTGTTTCAAAAACTTCACCTGTATGTAATGAATATTCACTAGGATGGTAAGGACTCTTTGTCCATTCATATACATCTATACTGCTAGTACTAAATTGTTTACCCCAATATTTTCTTCTATAAGTGCTAGGTCCTTGTTCATAATTATAATATCTTACTGTATCTAAATTCCACCAAGTTTTACCTATAAATTCATTGTTCCAACTACTTTTAGTATTTAAATTAATATCAGGATCGTTTGTTTCATTGTAACTTGCAGGATCATACCAAGATTTAAAATCTAATTCTTTATCAGCAATACCAGGAATAATACCTTTAAAAGGGTCATATACCTCTAACTCAATCAAAATTTGATTTTTCTTTTTATTATAAAGAACTACATTATCTATAGCGTTATTATCTACTTGCTGTGGATGTGTTCTTACTATAATTTGATTTACAGTACCATCAGGGAATGCATTAAATCCATAACCATTTTTAACAGCATCATAATAATCATCGCTTCCATATAGAAGCCATAATTGCATACCAGTAAGCCTATTATATTTGTACACTTCCCAATTTCCAGAAACGCCACTATCTACATAAGCTAAATTTCCATCTCTCCAATAATAACTATTGTCATTTGCTGTTGCTTGTAAATCAGTCAAAGTTTTAAAACGTGTAGGTTTAAACACAAATAGTTTACAATCATATTCTTTTTCTTCTATGAATTCCTCTATATATATCATTGTGTCTGCAAAGCTTTTTCCTGAATCGTCTACACCTTCAGGAAACCCATACACACGATGCACACCATTAATATTTTTGTTATTGACAGCACCATTTATTAAAACATAATCACCAATTGATAAAGTGTGATCTACATCAAATTTAACCATTGCTAAATCACCTGCTTCATTACCGGCACATATTTCTTTAATATAACTTCTGGTTTTTGGTGGGTCAGTATCTACACCTTCATAAGCTACTATATCTGTTATCTTATCTGTAACTTGATAACTTGTACTATCTTCATAGTCCATTAATTGTAATACATTAAAGCCAAATCTATTGTAGTCACTTAACCATACACTAAACAAACTATCTTCAGGTTGTGCTAACCAATAATCATCATCATAATATATTCCTTCTTCCTCTCCATCACCTAAAAATTCAAATCGTTTTGGATTTGGAGCAGTAACAGTTACATTTTGCAAATCACTTAGCTCAGTAGTAATTGTTGGAAAAATTACAGCAGTATATGTGTCTGTAGTTTCTTCTATAAGCTCCATGAATGTATAAATTTGTTCTATACCACTGAAAACAAAGGTAGATCCTATTAAAGGAATAGTTTTGTTAAATTTATTTAAAGTAATTGCATCTCCACTTTGTACACCACCAGCTACTGTTGTTGTAAATTCTGCCTGTGCAGGTACATATCTTTGAGCTTTATACAAAGCACCTTTCCATCTAACTAACTCATCTTCTCTATATGCGATACTAGGATCCCAATTAGATATACTAAACAACGATGTATTATTTAAATCTATATCTAATAAATTTTCTGGACTTCTTATTTCAAATAAAGAATCTCCTACCATAGGATATCCTGCATTGGGTAAATCAGCCTTATATTGTGTATAAAATATATTATTATCTTTAAAGTCTAAATAAGGTCGTGTTCTAAATATAGAATCATTAAATTCGTAATCATTTGGCAAAACTAATAAACTAAAACCAAATAAAGGATCAGCAAGCTTATCACTAATTGTAATAAAAAGCCTTTGAGGAGCATTATAAGGAACTTTAAAAATTAATTTGTTTCCAGAATAAGTCACATTCTCTGTGTAATTGGTTATTACACTACTACTTCCTGTTCCTGTAATACTTGCAATTTTAAAGGTAACATTATTTGCTGCAAAGTAGTTTGCTAGCTCTGTCATAGGTGTTAGTGTGTAAGTATGACCTTGTAATAATACATAATGAGATATATTTAGATTATTATCTATTACAAGTTTAGGAATCACTTGATCATTTTGAATTGTTTTTTCTAAATAATTTAGTTTAAGTTCGTGATTTAAAATAGGACTATATTCAGGCTTCCATACCCATTTACTGTCTGTACTGAAAATAACTATATTGTCATTACTTTCACTATCACGTGCAAGATCATATTGCTTAACAAAGCTCACGGTTTGGGGATTAGTTTTTACTAAACTAGAAGGCATTTCGAACTCTAAAGTCTGTTGACCTTCTACGTCTCCAAATTCTCCTAATCTAAATAAACTTTCATCTTTTATGTCTATTTGAAAATTACTGTTTTTAAGAAATAAATCTTTATTTCTTAAAAGCTTAGTAAAAACATTTCTGGTACCTTTATCGTGTATTGCACCTAAATAAAATTCATATGACAAGTCGTCATCTATGTCTAAATTTTGTAAAAATTCAGGTTTTGTAAATCCAGTGTTATACCTACTTGTTTTTTGTAATTGTTGATTTGATATTCCTGTTTCTATATTATTATATTGAGAAAAATTTTCTGCACTGGATTCATAGTTTTCTACAATTGTGTCGTTTTTTACAATAAATCCTTCTGCTCTAGGCTTACCTAACCAATTTTTTGTTCTTTTACCTATAATTTTTACTCTTGGTTTTTTAATTCCCAATAGATTGCTTGTTAAGATATCATTAAACTTAGTTACATTATTTACTAGTAAAATATGTTCGACATTTTTAACATATAATTGTATACCATATAAATTTTCTTTACATATTATACTTGTTTGATTATCTTCTCTAATTATTTCTAACTTACTATTTGGGATAGATTTATTATCTTTATTAATTACCTGAGGCGATTCTACAAGCCTTTGATTTTTAAAATCAACAATTCCTGAATTTAAAGATAACAATATTTTATTAGAATTTTGTTGTATATAAAACTCATCATTTGTTTCACGTACTATATCTTTTGCCCATATAACAAATTGTTTACCCAATGTTCTCCAAGTCAATACTTCTTGTAATTCGTCAGCAATTACACCTTGTAATTCTAGATGTTTTCCATACTGAATCAAAAAATTATAAACTTCTTGAATACCATTTAATATAGTGTCATACTTAACTACTAATGTTGTATTGTCAAATCTTTTTGGTTCTTGTATAAAAATATCAGGAGCTACTTCTACACTTAATGTATCTGTTGCAGGAGACAAATTTTGTATAATAAATTCCCTTAAAATAGGATTATATCCAGAAATTTTGTATCCTCGAGAAACTTTAATAATTTTTATACTGCTTACAAAAAAACTTTTAACACTATTAGATTTATATAAATTTAACCTATAATCTTCTTCGGGTATAAAATTACTTTTGTCTTGATTTAATAAAGTATCAAACTTTAATTTAATTAAATTTTTCTTAGAAAATCCAGCTAGTTTTATCAATGAAGCTACATCTAAATTTTCAAAAATTGTCTTAAAGCTAGTTGAATTTATTTTTTTAAACTTTAAAAACTCTAAACAATATTGATTAATTCCTAAAACACTTGCATGATAGTCAGACACGTTATGTAAAGTTTGACTACCTTGATATTCCCTCAATAATGTATTAGCATACATACTTTGATCGTTTAATGTACTTGATCTAGGTTGTGAATTATTGGCTACCCAAAAATTCCTATAAAATTGTATTGGAAATGTAGTATAAGATGCTTCTGCGTAATCAAATACAAAATCACTTGTATTTCTATAAGCCATTTCCTGGTAACTAATGTCATTAAATTTCCAGTCCATACGAATATCTTTTTCTGTCAAACTATCTATTTGAGCAGTTGTAAAAAATTGTGCATCAACTGGATTTCTTAACTCTCCTGAAACGCTTACTAAATTTTGTATTTGTGTAGATATATCTGTTCTAATTAAATCATTACGTTGTACTACTCCTAATTGTGGGTCATCAATATACCCATAAATAAGTGCATTAATTAAATTAGAGCGTTTAATATCGTCTCCGCCATTTGCTGTATCTTTCCAACTATATACATCATCCCACCATATTGGTTTTGAACCATGTCCTAAGCATTCCCATGGGGTTCTGTGTGGTGTTGATGATCCTAAATAATACCTATATATTCCTTTATAGTTACCAGGAACTCCCAATTTACTATAGTTCCATGTAAATGGATTTGTTATATCAAAATCTTCATTAGGTAAATTTAATATGCCCTGTGAAAACAAAAACTTATTAAAATTTTTATTTAAATTGCCTGAATTAAAATTATTATTTTTAAAATGATAGTTCTCTGGATCTAATCCAGAACTCCATGTAGTAGTTTTTTTATAGATATTATTATAAATTCTTTTTTCAAATTCTAAAATACAATCATAAAACAAAATAGGTAATAAATCATTAACTATTACTCTACTACCATCATGTCCCAATATCATCTGATTAGATGTGGTAGAAATATTATATGTGTCTGTATTAGTAGTATATCCAAAGCTTTTGCCTACAGAATTTAAATAGTAGTAATCAACTGCGCTTTCTTCTTGATTACTATCAAGTGTTTCGTATTGCGGAACAAACGCAGGAGTGATACCAAATTTAGTTGGTGTTGGAGCACAAAAACTAAAGCTATCTTTTGATGTTCCTATAATTCTTATTTTAGTTCCTACACTATATTGTGAATTTAGTTTTACAAAATTAGGTTCATCAACAATGTTTCCGTTAATGTCTGTTAAGTAATAATCTATTTCTTTTATTAATTGCTTATATTGACCTGTATTTTCATAAACATAAACATAAACATGTTGATTTTCTTCTGTTAATGTATAGTCCAAGGACAATAATGTTTGATTTAGCGATATTTCTACTTCCTGTTGTCTAAAACCATTAAAATAAATCATAGCACTATTGTAAAACACGTTATCGGAATTTTTTCCTAAATTTATTCTTTCTAAAACTTGATTCACTATATCAAAAGGATCTGTGCTATTAGTGTTGTTTAAAACATTAGATAATGTTTTAACAAAATTGTTCTTGTAATTTCTATATTGGTTTTTAGCAAATCTAATACTACTAACAATATCAATATCATTATTAGCAAAATTAATTAAAGCATCTGCACCATTAGCACTAAATTGATATATACTACCTCCTAAATTATCAGTATTAACAATATTATAACTATTATTAACACCAAATCCCGGACCTTCAAGTAACGGATTATTACTTATTTTTTTGTGTGTATGCGTAAAAAATTGATTATAGGTTACACTAGTTAATTCGGAGTTTTTCCAATTATGATTTAAAATAAAAGGTTCATCAAATAATGTTTTATCATTATCATCATATGTGATATATGTACAATTAAAAACATCATTTAATTTTAGTCCATTATTAGGTAGATTAAAAGCACTACTTTGTTTATATGTTATAGATCCATTATTAGAAAGTTCATATATTTTTTTCTCGCTATCGTAGTAAGGAAAAACTATAGTTGTAGAATTTTCATAATAATAATCTTTTAATTTATCTATAACTTCTTGTTGAGATCCAGGTAATTGTAGAATGTTATTTTTATATACTTTAAGTGAACCAGGCATTTTGTAGGGATCTACTACAAATATTTTACCTGTATTGTTACCTACTTTCCAAATTAAAATTTGTTCAGAATTTAAATTTATTGTTAGTGTACCTTGATAAATGTTGTTATTTGTAACTCCAGTGCTAAGTAAATTTCCGTCTTGATCTAATATTTGTAATGTTAAATTTTGTATGTAATCTTCATCTACATAGTCTGGTAAAACATAATTAAACGTATATGGATCAATACTTACTAAAATATTTGTGTCAATACCAGTGGGAATATATAAATCACTATTTCTTCCTTGTATATCTAAAAACTTTTTTCCTTCTTGTACATACGAAAAACTAACATATTGGTTAGCACTAAACCAATTTGCAAAAGACAAAGTAAGTTGTAATGTGTTTCCGTATCCTAATTTATCAGTTGGTAAATTAATTTTTAAATCTGTTCCGACTTCTTCATAAACTTGATTTATTGTTTTTGTGGTTTGCTCTTTTACATATGTTTTTTTCCAAGAATTATTATATACTAAATTTTGGTCTATAGTTTGTTGTAGCTTAGTATAGTAATAACCTGGTATATTAATATTAACATTATTTTCCACATATTGAATACGGTTTTGCTGGGTATACGTAAATTTAATGTAACCTGTATTATTAATGTTAAAATCAGAGCTGTCAGACTGTTCATAATCTAAACTATAACCAAGATAAGGATCTATTACAGATGATGTGCCTACTTCATATTGAAATATAGTTGTACCTGCAAAATTATTATCTGTATAACTATTAAGTTGGTTTCCTTGATTATCATATAAGTTAAACAAAATATTTTGATTACTAAAATTTTTTAATTGTGTATTTACCCATTGGTATCCATCATAATAAAATTCTTGTACAATATTATTATTTTGTTGTGTAAATAAAATTACATCGTTAGTATTATATGTAATTTCTGTTAAAGTGTTCGGACTGCCTGTATTAAATCTATAAATTTTCAAGTTATATACAGATGAAACTCCTGTAAGTATTATTATGTCTCCATCATTTAATACTGTTGATACACTAGGTGTGTAGCTTCCATCTATATTTCTACTTTGTTTGTTAATAGTACCATCATTTATTATTTGGTTTGGGGTTTTAAAAACACTCCAATGATCAACAAACGTTAAAAAATTAGATCCTGCTTGATACATTTCTAACCTACTATCTAATTCTATAATAGGTCGTTGTGATTGAATATTTTTAAAATCCTGCGATAAATCATATTTTGAAGCCCAACTACTGGTATCACTTACAGGTATACCAGCAATAGTAGATGCAATTTTTTTATAAAAAATATTATCAGCATATACCCAGTCGCCTTCTGTGTAAACCGTACTATTGTCAAACACTAGTTGATTTTTATAAACATTAATTACATCAGTGTGTACCCAAAAATTTGTTCTAGACCAAGCATTTCTATTTTTAGCACCTATTTCCATGCAAATAAATTGAGCTGGAAAAACATTTTGCTCTGCACTACTTACAAATAAACTTTGCTTGTCATCAGAAGTATAAGGTATAAATTCTATATATTCTCCTACGCCTTTTACAGTATAAATTACACCGCTCTGAAAATTATCTCCTCTTAGATTAACTGTGCTTACAGAACCTGTGTTTGTAGTAAACTTAAAACACATTCCGTTTTTGATATCTATACCATTTATAGTTGCACTAATTTTTCCTACTACAACAGATAAATCAACAGAATTTACGTTAATATAAATTGGATCATCTATCCAAAAATAACTAAAATAATTAGTAAATTTATCTAAATTAAACGGCGGACTAAAAGTATAGCTTTGTACATCTAATTGAGTATTCCAGTTATTTGTACTAGCATCTAGATTTTCTAAACTTAATTTTAAATCATCAAGTGTGAGAGTGCTATAAATATTTTCTTCATCATAGCTAACAGGGCTACCACTAAATTGATACTTGTTTCTTAAGTCATTGTCTTCTAGATATCTATCTTGACTAGGATCATAATATCCTCCTTGTTTTTTACCTACATATCCATTTATTTGTTCTAAACTACCTTTGCTTGTGAGGTTATCTAAAGTTGTTGATATAATTTGTCTGTTATTATCAGTTTGTAAAACTTCTGGTAGTAGTTTTACATTGCTAAATTTTTTGTTAGGTTTTTCGAAGGGTATAGTTTTATTATCTATTTTTTTCGCTTTTGCAGGTAACTTTGCCATATATTAAACAGCCCTTAAAATTAAATCATTAATACTATCAACAACAAAAACATTTTTTACTGTAGCACAATTTACAAATAATTCGTTAGATTCACAGGAAATTTGAAATAGTTTTCCAAAACTACTTGCTTCATCGATAGGCACAATTACAGCAGTTGCTATAATTCCACTTAATTCTTGATGCAAATAAGCGCTCAATTCAGTCCAATAAAATGTCTCTCCAAAATCCCAGTTCTTAACATCAAAATATTCTTCTAGGGCATTAACTATTAAACTTTTAATTTCATTATCGCTATAATTTGCTCCTGGAATCTTAACAACTTTTATATTTGCTTGTAACTCAGGATCCGCAAAATCTCCAAATAAAGGTTTTAATTCAGCAGATTTATAAACTATTAAATCACTAGTAGCTTTTACATCATTAATTCCAGTTAATAAAGCAGATAATTCTAAACTTGTTGGCGGAAGTGGCATAGTATAACTTTTACCATCATTTTTTAACCAACTTCTGTATTGCTTGTTATAGTTATCTGTTAACAAGTACATATCTATAATGTTGCTGGGACTTGGATCTACAGTATCATTATCTTCTACATAATGTTTCCAATTAAACTTTAAATTAGCTCTTCCTGATTTAACTATGTCTGTTATATCTTCACTAATAAAATTAAAAGTTCTATCATTTGTAGTTTCTTGTCTAAAATAAATTAAATTACTTGCTACTAAATCTCTAAACGCATAAGGATTATCAGGTATTAAATCTAAATTTTGATCTGCTGGAACAACAATAACTTTTGTAGGATCTGTATAGCCATCAGAACTAGTAAAGTAATCAATTATATTAAATTTAAAATCTGTGTTTAAAGTACCTGTGCCAGTAGAATTATCATTAATTTTTAATATGTTTAATATATCTTGCTTGGGTTTTTTTGTACTTTTTTCGCTTATCCTATTAAAATTTTGGTTAAAAAATCTTACATCTGTCTCGCTACCAATTACATACCTTAGTTGTCTAGTTACAATTTCCCATATATCCCCTACTACCTCTATTCTTAATAACCAACTTGCATCATCATTAGCAGGAACACTTGGTCCAGGATAACTAAAACTATCCTTCTTACTGCTTATTTCAGTGTCATCTATAAATTCCCAACCAGGTAACAACCAATTAAATCGCAACCCAAAAGTTTTTTGTGCATTTAAGGCATTTATAATACTATCTTCTAAAGTAGATTCAAATTCACTGGTTAAAGGCGGAAGTATTAAATCTATACGTGATCCATTGGGAATATTTTCACTTAATGCTACAACACCATTTCCTAGTCTATCTTTTCCACTAGGTTCGTTATTTGTAATTCCAAATACTCCTAAGCCTTTACTTTGAATACTAACAACCTTTGCATATATAACTTCTCTTGTGTCATTTGTCCAATCTAAATTTAAACCATCGTCTGTTTTAGGTAAAACAAACCTAATTATAGTGCCTATTCTTAAATACATATATGGAGATATGTTTGTAGTTTCTCCAATTTCTTTTGCTATAGTAAATTCGTTTGTAGTATTGTCGTAACTGCTTGGAACAGCAAAAAATCCTGTACTATTAGCATTTGTTGTTGATACACTACTCCAAGATATAGAAGTTGCTGCACTTAAAAAATCTCTGTCTAATGCAGTACCTGCAGGATTATATTTTTCATAATAAAAGTTTCTTGTATTTGCATCTTCTAATAGATCTTTTATTATTGTTGACATTATTACACGACTAGTAAGCGTACTTGATGTACTAAGTGTTTTTCTTCTTGCAACATATTCTTCATATATATAAGCATCTTCTCCAAATATATTTAAATTATTATAGGTACCAGTAGGATCATACAAATCAAAATATCTACTATGACCGCTGTGAGTCCTGTTTATTGACTTAGCTTTTACTATTGCACTACTAATACTTAAAGGATATACACTATAATCTTGATCTGTAATCATTCTATTTTGACTAGAATAAACCAAGGGTGCATTAAATTTAATACTTTCCAAACTTTCTGTTGCAGTCGCACTTGTAACAGTATATTCTAAATTTGCTGTTACAATTGCATTATAACTAGAACCATCAACTCCTATATAGGGAATTGTTATTTCTATATCTTGTACATCATCAGGATGCAACAGATATGTTTCATTCAAGCTAGTTCTATACCAAAATCTTAATAAATTCACAGGTATATCACCATACTGCCCATTAGCAAATTTTACACTAATAGTGTCATTATCCCCTGTGATAACCTGAAATATTTTACGAATTCCTCTGTTAATATTATTGTAAATTACGCTATTACCAACCAAATTATCAACTTTTGTCCAATTATCTGTAACTGTGCCATCATTACTAATACTTTGTACCCATATATCATTTTCATTAATATTGGTTATATCTAAATCTACAACTCTGTTTTCTATTGCATCTTCTATTAATACATCTAGATTATTAAGATTTCCTTGCTTAAACATTAGAAAAAATCCAGTATTGATACTAGATAAACCATTACTGTCATTACGGTAAATTAAATCAAAACTGCTATCTGGATTAGGATCTTTTTCATAAAAATATAATTTATCAGTAAAATCCGGATTAATTATTTCAAAAGTTTCTGAATTTCCTAATACTGTCGCACTAAATCTTTTAACAATATCTTCTTTATCTAAATCACTGTTTACTCTATATGTTTGTGTTAAAATACCATCAACACTGCCTGATTTATAGGGGTCTCCAAATTTATTAGTACTTGTCATTACCTCATTTATAATTGTAATGAAGTTATTATAAGCATTTTCATCATTTAGATCTTCCCAGGAAACAATTTTTCCACTTAGATTTTCATTTTCACTATTATAGATAACTTGATTTGTTTTAATACTTGATATTTTCAATAAACCCTGTGCTGGAATACATCTGTTAGGTGTGTATCCTAGTTGTCTAGCTAGTCTAAGTACATTTGCTCTACCTTCAGCTGTTGCGAGGAAATTTTCTCTACTATCTAAGTCTACTCTAAAAGCATAAGAATGACCAACATAAGCAATTAGATCCAAAATAGCCACAAATTCACTAGATTCTATCCAATCATTATAATTTTCTGGATAGTTATTTCTAATATAATCAATTAAAGCATTTCTTATACCATCATAATCATAGCTTTTAAAATTTGCATTACTAAAAGATTCATAAGCTATTCGATAATCTTCTGCTGCAAACAAATAATTTTGTCTTACACTTACAGCCATTTATAATTCCCTTGCATTTTCTGATCTAGTATCAAAGTTTATAGTCAAATCTGTTAATTCCTGTGTAGGAACATAGGTTAAATTTAAATTTACATTGTATCCATTATCATAACTATCTATTGCTATATCATTTAAATTAAATCTAGGATCTAAAGACACAATTCTTCTTACATCTTCATTTATTAAATCTTCAGTTTCTTCAGTTTGAGGATCAAATATTAAATTAGGTATTATACTACCAAATGTAGGCATCATCACTCTTGTGCCTCGTCTTGTATAAAAATGATTTAATAAATCTCGCTTTGCACAATCAATATTGTAAATACCAAAGTTACCAAAAGATCTATTTATGGTAGTAAAACCTTTTATAGCAATTTTTTTAATCATGTAAAAACAATCTATTCATATTAATCTTATTTATATTAAAAAAATAGTTGATTTTTTATTTAACACAGTTATAATAAATTAATAATTCCATGGAGAAACAATGAAACTAATCGCAGGAAATTCAAATCGTTCTCTAGCATTAGCTATTGCCGAACATAGTTTTAGCACACTGGTACCAGCCAAGATTGATAGATTTGCAGACGGAGAAACTTCTGTAGAATTCTTAGAAAATATCCGAGGAGAAGATGTTTTTATAATCCAATCTACCAGCACTCCGGTCAACGATAACCTAATGGAACTAATGGTTATGATTGATGCAGCTAAACGTAGTTCTGCACAACGCATTACAGCAGTTGTACCTTATTTTGGATATGCTAGACAAGATCGTAAGAGTGCAAGCCGCACACCGATTACAGCAAAACTAGTTGCTGACCTACTTACGACAGCAGGTGCCGATCGTGTACTGACTATGGATTTACACGCCGGACAGATACAAGGGTTCTTTGACATTCCTGTTGATGATCTTACTAGCAGGATTATCTTTGCAAGAGATATTAAGGAACATCAAAAAGACAGTAGTGAATATGTGTTTGTAAGTCCAGATGCAGGTGGTGCTGTCCGTGCTCGTAAGTTTGCAGACGCATTCCATGGTAACATTGCTATTGTTGACAAGCGTAGACCTGCAGCAGGTAAGAGTGAAGTAATGCATTTAATAGGAGATGTGGAAGGTCGACATGCTATCCTAGTAGATGATATCGTAGACAGTGGAGGTACATTATGCAATGCTGCAAAAGCCATTATGGATGCAGGTGCAATTGATGTAAAGGCCTACATTACACATGGTGTATTAAGTCGTAGTGCCTGTATTAGGGTAAGAGAGAGCGTTTTAACTGAGCTAGTTATCACTGATACGATTGCAGATCACTGTGAAGATGGTTGTAGGGTAAGGCAGGTGAGTGTAGCAAATTTATTTGGCGAAGCTATTAGACGTGTAACCAATGAGGAATCAATTAGCAGTTTGTTTATTTAAAAAAAAAGGTTGACTTATTTTTTCTATGCTGTATAATGATATTATTAGTTAGGCAATGCAAACAAAAACTGGACGAAATTTTCGTCCAATTAACCTCAAATAGGAGAAACAATGGCTACAACAGATAACGCTGTACAATATGATGTACGAATGGTTCGAGAATTTGCACCATACCTAAACCTAAGTGCCTGTGAAATTGACAACTTAATAAAGTTCACTAAAATGGGCATTGTACAACGAGAAACAGTCGCAGAAGTTGCAATGTCTGCTACAGGTGACTTTAGAGGTGATAGTGCTATAGGCAGAGACTTTGATGACGGAACAGATGCTAAGACAGTTGTTTCATCTGCTCGTAACAATAACAAATTAAAAGGACAATGGACCAACTCGTTCATGGTAAGATCCGTTACTACTAAAACTGGAGATTTACGTGTCATAGCCTATAACAAAATATTGGATCAATTTCATTACTTTTATATACCTTATTCGGCCTATCGTCATATCTCAAGTTATATAGAAATAATCATAGAGAGGAGTACTTGTTATGACGGTGAGCCAACCTTTACTGGTATACCACAACGACATTTTAAATGGTGGGAGTACGAAGTTTCATCCTTTGCGGAGCTTTGTAACCGCCAGCCAAATAAACTTTAGAAAAAGATTGACTCTTTTTACAAAGGTTGTATAATATTATTATCAGTTAGGCAATCCACAACACACACAGGAGACAATATGTTTGAGAAAGCATTGTTTAGCTACTCAGCAGGATGGCTCTACTACACAATCAACAAGGAGCGAAAGTTTGTTGCTCGTTTCAAGTATCGTAACCCAATCACCAAAGCCAAGTTCGTCAAGCAACTCATTGCCAACCACACTCCAGCAGAATATTTTGAAAAGCTGGACAACAGCGAAACACCAGTAGGCATCCTGCGTGATGCTGATCCAGTTTGGTATGCTACAGTGATGGCAAAATAATTTTAAAAAAGATAAAAATAAGGGTTGACTTTTTTAGTCAACCTGCTATACTATATGGAACAGTTAGGCAATAGCAACACACACAGGAGACACCATGTTTGAATTAAGCAAGCGAGAAGAACTACTTTCAATCATCTCCGATTTCCACAAGGACGCTAGAGGCTTTCGTCCTAATCTAGCTCGCTTTACTGACTTTACTGAAGATCAGCTTTTGGCTGAGGTTGAGTATCTTGCTGGTGAGGTTCAGGAAGAACTAGAGCGCCAAGAGGCTGCTAATCTTGCTAATGTTCGTGCAGTACAAACTACTGTGGCTATTAACATTTTGTCAGGTGCTGGCAACACCCGTGAGGGTATTCGCTGGATGCTTGATGCTAACGAAGAAGAGTTCAACCACCCACAGGATGTAGAAGGTTATGTATGGTCCTTGGGTATTTTGGACACTGTATACGGACGGCATTTTCTTCGTATTGCTCAGGATATTATTACTGAAAAGAATACAGAAAAAGCTGAGGAAGATTGTTACAATGCCTATGAAAATCATGTTTTAAATTACTATTGTGGAAATACTTTTGCTAATTTATAAAAGTGTTGACATTATCTGCAAAAGGCGTTATACTTATTAGAACAGTTAAACATTAACTCCTAATAGGAGATAACATGGCGTTTGCATCCCACTCTACTTATTTCAATACCGGTGACGGTTCCATTATTGGTAACTTCCGCGAGCTAGACTCAGGCAATTTGTTTGAGTATAGCAAAAATGATGAGACTGAAGGACCTATGTCACAATTTCCCCACAAAATTTGGGTATCTACTCCAATGTATGCAAGCAATGGAATGTGTTTGGAGTCAGGTTTCCGCTACGGCACAGTGCTTAAAACTCGATGCTATATCGCCTTGGATGAAGACGAATATGGCAATCCAGTTCCTGAAAAATGGCATTTTGTGCAAAAATCTCATAACATCTATCAAGGAGTATAAAATGGCCAAAAAACTCAAGCTCATTGATTACCAAGTTTGGCATGCAAATGGCAAACAGTATATTGTTAGCTTGCCTAAAATGTCAAATGCAAAGCTTCGTGATGCTTTGATTACTGACGCTAAATCTGACGGCACTGTCCTTAAAGGGTTTAAGGAGTGCAAACCACAAGTTTATAATTAACAAGGAGAACAAAATGAAAAAGTATTTTATCTTAGCTATTGTTACTGCAGCCGCTATCTCAGGTTGTACAAAAGATCCTGTTTTGCCCAAAGATCCTAGTGATAATGTTGATAGACTTCGTTATTATCAGGAAATTAAAGATGTACGTCCTGATTGGACTAGTAAAGGTTTCTGGGAAGAAGATGATCAATATTTCCAAGTAGGTGAAAGTTTTGTTTTTGATACAGAACGTGAAGCTAAAAAAGATGCAATGCGAGATGCTACATTTCGTTTGAGCGAGCATGTACGTCAAGATGTAGATATTAGTTTTGCTCAAAAAATGACTAGTGAAGGAGAAACTGAAAATACTGTTTTACAATACAGAAATGGTACTGAAATGGCTAAAATTATTAGTCAAAGTGTAATGCAGAGTATTAGTGTGCATGAAACTTACACTGAGCTTGATGTAGACAGAGGAGAAAAATATGGATACAGAGCTTTTGCAGTTATGAAAATTAATGCAAGAGATCTTAAAAATGCTATTAATCGTGCAATGTCTAACTAAAAGGTATTATGAAAAAGTTTTGTATAGCATTAGCTTTAAGTTTGTTATCTAGTCAATCTGTTGTTGCTGGAGACGTAAGCTTAGGTATAAGCGTTACAAAAACATTTAGTGATTCCGCTAGTAATAATAATTCTGTACCATTTTGGGTCAATGAAGTTGAATTTGAACAGGACGGTATTAGATATTTTGTTGGAGTTAGTAGGTGGTTAGAACATGAAAACATGGCACTCAATCAAGCTAAAGCAGAAGCTTTAGGCGCTATGAGTTTGTCTAAAGAGTCACAAATTAATACCTGGTATGAAGAAGAGATCAATCATACAGGTACCAGTGGTAGAATGCAAAGCTCTAAAAGGACAACTGCAAACTTTAACCATGCACGTTCTAATACAGTACTAAGTGGATTCAGTGTGGCAGGTGTCCATACAGAAGTAGACAAAGGCTTTTTTAAAACAAAGTATAAAAAATATGTTTTAATTAAATCTAGTCC